CACTCTCAAAGTACACAGTATAAGTTACATTATATTTTGTCATATTATTATTAATTGTTAATATACATATAATATACACTGTATTTTTACTTAAAACAAGCGAAAAGCGCCATAGTTTTAAAGAAATAAAGCAGTAAAATCAATAACTTAACAACTATTTTTTGCCGGACTATCTTTGTTCTTGTGTTTTTTTTCAAAAAAAATCAATATTTTTGATAAAGAATCACACTAAATAGTAAATATATGATTGATTTTGATAAAATTGATGATTTATCATTTATGATTGATGATAGTGATTCGAAAAAACTAAAAAAGGCAAAAAATTATGGCAAGAAAAGTATCAGGAAATACAAACGCATCAAAAAAAACAAGTAAACCGAAAAAAACAAGTATAGGACGAGGTTTTCATAGTAAATGTATGATGAATAAACATAAAAGAAGAAGTTATAAGAAGTATAGAGGCCAAGGAAGATAGTGCCGGGCGTTGCACGTAGAGATACAGACGCTGCCGTCGGCGTTGCGTTTGATGGAAGTTCAAATGTTTTTGTAAATAGTTTTGGAGTTGTTAGAATTGGCGATAGAGTTCAAGGACACGGATTGCCGCCACATAGTCCATCGCCACCAATGATAGAAGGCTCAGAAAACGTATTTGTAAATGGTATTGGTGTAGTAAGAGCAGGTGATTCAGCATCTTGTGGCGATATTATTAGTGGTTCTGATAATGTTTCAGTAAATTAATATAAATATACATATGCCAAACTACGATGCTGGTTCTTTAAACAGAAGTAAAAGAGCCACAAGACAATATAGAGATTTAGACTTAGATTTTGGTCGTAATACGGTTACAAATGATATTAATAAATTAACAGATGTAGAAGCTGTAAAAAGAAGTGTAAGAAATTTAATTAATACATCACACTTTGAAAGACCTTTTCATCCTGAAATAGGTTCAAATATAAGAGCGATGTTATTTGAATTAATGACACCATTGACTGCTTTGAATCTACAAAGAAAAGTACACGAGGTGTTACAAAATTTTGAACCAAGAATCAAATTGGTTCAAGTATCAGCAAGACCTGATATTGATAGAAATTCATATGATTTGAGTATTTACTTTTACGTTATTGGTTCTGCTGAATTGATTACGGTACAAACATTTTTAGAAAGACTAAGATAATATGGCAAGTAATAAATTAGAAGTATCAGATTTTGATTTTGATGCTGTCAAGGCCAATTTAAAAACGTTTTTACAAAGTCAATCAGAATTTTCAGATTATAATTTTGAAGGTTCAGGTTTTGCTATTCTTTTAGATATACTTGCTTACAATACTCACTATCTAGGTTTCAATGCTAATATGTTAGCAAATGAAATGTACTTAGACAGCGCTGACATAAGAAAAAATATTGTGTCTATCGCTAAAATGTTAAACTACACACCATCATCAGTAAAATCACCAGTAGCAAATATAGATATTGAAGTGAATGATGCTACAGGTTCAACTTTAACATTAACAAAGGGCACCGTATTTACAACTACAGTTTCAGGAGTAGGTTATCAATATATAACAAACGAAGATTATACAATTACTCCTGCAAATGGTGTATTTAATTTTTCAAATGTAGATATTTACGAAGGCACGTTAGTTACGTTTAGATATACAGTTGATAAAAATGATCCAGACCAGAGATTTTTAATTCAAAATTCAAATGCAGATACAACAACATTAAAAGTATCTGTACAAAATGGTTCTACAGATACAACTACAAATATTTATTCTTTAGCTGGCGGTTTCAATAATGTAACAGACACATCTAAAGTTTATTTTTTACAAGAAGTTGAAGATGGAAAATTTGAAGTTTATTTTGGCGATGGAGTTTTAGGTACAACGCTTTCAACTGACAACATTGTAATATTAGAATACATTGTTACAAATAGAGATGAATCTAACGGAGCTTCTACATTTACTTTAGCAACAACTATTGGTGGATTTTCTGATATTACAATTACAACTAATTCTGTATCACAAGGTGGTAATGCTGCTGAATCTAAAGAGTCAATTCGTTTTAATGCGCCATTAAACTATTCGGCACAAAATAGAGCAGTAACAACTTCTGATTATGAAACTATTGTAAGATCGATTTATCCAAATGCTTTATCAGTAAGTGCTTGGGGAGGAGAAGATGATGAAACTCCTGTTTATGGAACGGTAAAAATTGCAATCAAAGCGGCCAGTGGTTCAACACTTACAACTTCTACAAAAGCAAATATAATTAAGGCATTAAAACCTTATAACGTTGCTTCAGTAAGACCTGTTATCGTTGATCCTGAAACCACTTCTATTTTAATTACTAGTAATGTAAAATATGATTCAAGATTAACTACAAAATCAGCTACAACTTTAAAATCAGATGTATTAAGTGCGTTAACAAATTATAATTCAAACACTTTACAAAAATTTGATAGTATATTCAGATATTCTAAAATTGTTGGGTTAATTGATGATACAGACACTAGTATAGTTTCAAATATAACTACAATAAAAATTAAAAAAACATTTACACCAACATTAAGTTTATCTACAAAATATGATGTATATTTTAGAAACGCTTTATATAATCCTGTATTGGGTTATAATTCTTCACAAGGTGGTATTTTAGAATCTTCAGGTTTCAAAGTAAGCGGCGATACAATAAATGTTTATTTTTTAGATGATGATGGTGCAGGTAATATAAGAAGATATAGATTATCTGGTGGTGTAAGAACATATATTAATAATACACAAGGCACAATCAATTACACAACAGGACAAATTACTTTAAATTCTTTAAATATAACGACAATAGAAAATATAAGAGGTGAAACTTCAACGTCTATAGAATTAACTGTAAAACCAAATTCAAATGATATTGTTCCTGTAAGAGATCAAATTATAGAAATTGACGTTGATAATTCTAATATTACAGTAGAAGTAGATACTTTTTTAGGTGGTTCAGCTGATGCAGGAATAGGTTACACAACATCAACTAGCTATTAATTTTTATGGCTATATTCAAAGACAAAATTTCAAACTTCATAGGCTCACAGGTACCAGATTTTGTACTTGACGATCATCCTAAATTTTTACAATTTTTAAAAACATATTATACATTCATGGAAGCAGCTGAATTGACAGTTACTTCCGTTGAAACTACTGATGGCATACAATTAGAAACAGAAACCAATCAAGAAAATAAATTAATATTAGACGGTTCAAAAATTGAATCGGATAAAACTCCTATAGATGAAGGAGATAAATTAATTTTAGAAAGTTCTATTTTTGGAAAATTTACAAAAGGTGAAATTATACAAGGTCAAATTTCAAAAGCCACTTCAACAATATTAACCGAAGATTTAAATAACAATAGATTGTTTGTTGTTGCACAAAACAAATTTATTAAAGGAGAAACAATTTTAGGACTATCATCTAATGCTAGTGCTATAATTAATAATTATAAACAAAATCCTGTAAGCAACATACAAGAATTATTAAACTTTAGAGATCCTGATAAAGTTATTTCAAATTTTTTAACGCAATTTAGAAATGAATTTTTAGTTACACTGCCTGAAAATTTAAATTCAAGTGTTAATAAAAGAAATTTAATTAAGAACATAAAGTCTTTATATAATAAAAAAGGTACACAAACAGGACATGAAGTATTTTTTAGATTATTATTTAATGAAACTTCTGAAACTTTTTATCCTCGTGAACAAATGTTAAGGATATCTGATGGTAAATTTACATCTAATAAAGTTTTAAGAACTATTAACGTAATAGGAAATTCTTCTAATTTAATAGGTAGAACAATTACTGGTCAAATATCAAATGCAACTGCTATAGTTGAAGATGTTACAAATTTTTTAATTGGTGTAGACAATGTATCTGAATTTGTTTTAAATTCTAATAGTATTATAGGTTCTTTTATAGTTGGTGAACAAGTTATAGGAACTTCCAGCGATAATGATGATATTTTAATCAAAGCTAATATTACAGGTATTCCTATTTCAAAAGTAATTACAAATGGAGGATTTTTACATTCAGAATTTGAAAATGTTGATATTGTTGGAGGTGGCGAATCATCTATTATTCAAACTAAAACTATTTCTTCTGGAGGTATTAATGAAATTTTAATTGATATATCAGGATCAGGATATGACATAGGAGATAATTTAATTTTTAATAACACTAATACTAATGGAGGAGGAGCTGCAGGTTTTATTTCTGTAGTTAATGGAGCATTTACACCTGAAGATAGTACAAGTACAACAGAAGATCATATTATATTAGAAGATGCAACTACACAATTTGACACATATCAAGGAAATAAATTAATACAAGAAATAGGTACAGGTAATAGAGATATAACAGATATATTTTTGTATAATCAAGGTTCTGGATATAAATCTTTACCTATCATTTCAGTTTCCACAACAGGAGGAACGGGTTGCAAACTGAAATCTTTTGGTTCAAATATTGGTAGCATATTAGATTTAAATACTGTTGAATTAGGAATTAAATATGACTTACCTCCTACACCTCCTACATTAAATTTTTTCAAATCTTGCATAGTTTTAAATGCTTCGTTAATATTTGTACAAGGAGAAATAGTTACAATTACAGGCGGCATAACTGCTACTGTTGTAAGTTACAATTCACAAACAGGTTTACTAATTTTAAAAAATAACTCAGGAACAATTAACATAGATACATTAGTTACAGGAGCAATTTCAGGAGCTACGGCTACAATAAAAAAAATAGATAACGCTACGTCTACAGTAAATATTGGTGCTATAGGCGATACTGAAGGACTTTTCATAAACGAAGATGGATTTGTTTCCGAATCTACTATGAAAATACAAGATAGTTTATTTTATCAAGATTTTTCATATGTTATAAAAATATCTAGGTCAATTAATGATTGGAGAGATAATTTTAAAAAAACAATGCATACAGCAGGTTTTTTATTTTCAGGACAAGTAAATATACAATCAACAATAAATGCAAAAATTAAATTTCCTATTGTTGGACGAGTTTCAGGATTTAATGAAGGACCTTTATTCAGCATTCTTAGTACTTTATTCTCTACAATATTTGGTAGAAGATTAGGTACAATAGATGATGGAACAACTTTGAGAGTTAACGCAAATTTAGGAATTACATCAGATTTAAATACAACTCAAGGTTCTCCTTTCTCCACTACAACAAGAGATATAACTTTAAGAAGATCTCCTGTAAATTTATCTTTTGCTTCGAGGGTTAGAGATACTTTTAACAATACAAGAGTCGTACAAGGATTTGCATATGCTGGACCTCGTTACGAAACAATTAACAAACAGGTTCTAGGTGCTTTTATTAGAAGTATAGACACAAATTATTCTATAGCTGAATTGGGAAATAATTTAACATTCGGAACAAAAACAATTCTTGATGGTATTGATAACACATTATTGTTTTGTTCTACAGAAACGGGAAGAAAAATAAAAACAAAATTAAGTATACCAGCAGAGGTATCCATAATAGCTCCATTTAATCAATTTGATAATACGGTAGTTAAGTTTGACCAAACTTTAGACACTGATGGAAACCCTATAACTTTTGATGATGCAACACCGTAAAATATGTATAAATATAACAAAAGAATAATTAATGGCTAAGCAAACACTCAACATAGGTACATCAGCAAACGACGGAACAGGTACAAACCTTCGTTCTGGTGGTACAATTATAAATGATAACTTTAATGAAATTTATACTGCAATAGGTGATGGTAATACTATTACATTTACACCAAGCAGTTCAGTTGCCCTTACAAATAAAACTATCAGTGGTTCGAGTAATACTCTTTTAAACATTGGTAATTCTTCTTTAACAAATTCAAGTTTTGGTATTAGAGATGATTCTTCTTCAGCAATATCAATTTCACTAGGTGGAACTTTAAAATTAAAAAGTAATGACGGCATTACAACTACAGTAAGTCAAGGCGACACGATTACAATAGGTTTAGATAGTAACATTGTTACTGAAACTTCTTCAGACGTTTTGACTAATAAAACAATTGCGGCCGGTTCTAATACAATAACAGGCCTTACAAATACAAATTTAAGTGGTACGGCTGGTATTACAAATGCTAATATACAAAATGCTTTCATACAATTCTCAGACGAATCATCTACATCCAATTCTGTTTCATTAGGAGGAAAATTAGAGTTTCTTGCTGGTGAAGGAATAAACACTATTGTTGGAGCTAATTCATTAACTATATCTGCTGAATTAGCAACTTCTTCAAATGCCGGTGTTGCTACATTTAATACTGCTAGTTTTGCAGTTTCAACTGGAGATGTTACAATTAAAAGTGCCGGAGTTTCAAATGCTCAATTAGTAAATTCTACTGTATCTATTGGTGGTAATACAATCACATTAGGTGCGGCCGCTACTACATCAATATCAAATTTATCCTTAACGGGAACAGGAACAATTGATTCTACAGGTTCAGGAAATAAAATAAGATTTAACTTTGCCAACGTAGGTGCTAGACCAGATGCTACAACATATCAAGGTGCATTAGCTGTAGTAACAGGTACAGCAAAAGCATATTTTGCTGATTCTGGTGGTTGGAACGAAATTGCTTCTGAAAACTCTAGTATTAATATATTTACAGACGTTGATTTGGTTACAGCAGCTCCAACAGGAAAACAAACTTTAAGTTGGGTATCAGCAAGTGGTAAATTTATACCAGCAACTCTAGGTGCAACTACATTACTTACAGGTGACGGATCAACAGTAGCCTTTACTATAACCGATTTATATAACGTAAATAATATATTAGTTTTTCAAAACGGTTTATGTTTAAGACCAACAACAGATTATACAGTATCGGGAACAACCTTAACTTTATTATCACCACCGCCTTTAGCTGCTGTTATTATGGTAAGATATTTGGGATAACACTATGAAAAACTTGTATAAATATAACAAAAGAAACTAAAAAATATGCCAGCAATTATAACAAATAAATTCAGAATAAACAACAGTGAACAGTTTGCTGAATCTTTTTCGGAAGCTTGGCCAGAAACTTATTACCTAGGTATCGGTAGACCTCAAGCATTTGCTACACAAATAAGAGGAGATTTAAGATCA